TTGGCAAATCTGCTATGTTAATTATTGCGTATGTTTCTGCTACTTTTTTCATTTTATATATTATTAAGTTGGTACATCAGTTGAGAATGTACTAAAGTTTGTCATTGTTCCATTATTGCCTCCTGTGCCGTTATCAGTTAGCGTTGGTGATGTATCTCCATCTCCGCATCTCCACCAAGAAACCAAGCTTGAATAGCTTGAAAGCGAAGCAGGAACGCCTGAATTGTAAATTGCAGTCACATCACTTGCAGAAAGTTCTGAATTAAATACTGCTACCTCGTCTAAATTAGCCGTTAATGGCAAAGTTCCATCCGACCGTGCCCCAAAATTTTGAAATGTAGTTACTGTTCCAGCTGAAGCGTTTAAAGTATTATTAATAACATTTGTTTGCAATACGGCATCAATATAATAATTTAATGTAGTGCCGTTTCTTGTAAGACAATGGTGATGCCAATTTCCGTCACTTAGTAAGCCACTTGCGACCTGTAAACCCCAATAACCTGAATTACCATTTCCTAGCCGAAAAAATATGTTGTTTGTGGATGGTGTCCAGAATAAAGCATATAAACTAGAAGCGTTATTATCACCAAATAAACCACCCTGATTTGTAGATGAACTTTTAACCCAAAAAGAAATAGTATTAGTGCTGCCTAAATTAATTACGGGAGTGTCTACATAGTCGTCCACTCCGTCAAGAAGTATACTCTTGGTATTTGTAAAACTTGGTGCTGCTGCCGTTCCTGTTAAGTTAGTTTCTGGGCTATAGCTTAGTCCGTGTATTTTTCCCCAATTTATTGTGTTACTCATATCGTTCGTTTTTATGTAGGTACGTCAGTTGAAAAGGTTGAGAAATTAGTCATAGTTCCGTTATTGCCACCACTACCATTATCCGTAAGTGTTGGCGAAGTATCATTATCACCGCAACGCCACCAACTCAAAGGCGATAATGAACTGATGTCGTTTGGTACACCTGTGCCATATATAGCCGTAACATCACTTGCAGATAACTCTGAATTGAATATTGCTACTTCGTCAATATTACCACTTGTGTACTGTGATGATATATAACCTATATTAAAATCATTTCCACCTGTAGATGATAAAGCAGTTGGAATACTTGTTGTGCTTGTTGCTTGTAAAATACCGTCTATATAAATCTTAATACTTGTACCATTATATACACCAACGAAATGATGCCAATTTGTATCGAATGAAAGGGAGTAACTTGCATTACTAGAACTACCATTTCGTGCGGAGCAGTATACGTTACCGTCACTCCACCAAGTGAGCCAAAAACCATTAGTTGAACTCATTAGTGAGCCTACTAATAAATATTTATTTGAAGCGGTTTTTTTACCCCAATAAGAAATAGAAACCGTAGAGGCGGAATTAATTGCATTTATAGAGCCACAATCTACAAAATCATCCACTCCGTCAAGTTCTATTGACTTCAAATTAGAAAAAGACGTGCCCTCTTTAGCACCTTGTCCCCAGCTTATTGTATTATTAACTGCTCCTTGTCCGTATTCTATTGTATTTGCCATTTTCTTATGTTGTTATTGAACCAAATAAATACCATTCATCTGTAGCCACTTTTAATAATGTAGCCGTAGCATATTGTGCTGATAGTTTACTTGCACCACCAGCTGCTCTTAAAGTAACACCACTACCCGCAACTATTTGTGATTGTCCACTATTGCTTTGTGTAATTTCTATTCGTGTTCCTGTAGCAAAAGCCACAGAACTATTTGGCGGTATCGTAGTGACATTTGCACTGCCGCTATCTAATTTTATAAACTTGTTTGCATCTGCTAAAGCCAAAGTATTTGGAAAGCTTGAAACGGCTCGTGTAGTGGTTAATTTAACGCCATCAATTATTTCACTTCCTGTAATATGCTTACTATTGAAAGAGCCACCACCAACTTCTGCTATTGCAAGTCTATCTGTAGTTGCTAAATTAGCACTCTTTGCCGTTAGCGCACTTATCTTTATGTCTGCCATCTTCTAATTTGTTTAAAAACTTTTGTAAACGAATTATGTTTCGTTTTTTTATAGTATACTTTCTTTTTTTCATAAACACCAACCAGTAAAATTAGTATCGTTATTCGGAAACATATCTTCTGCATCGTTATCGCTATACTCTGGAAACAATGAACTATTGTTACAAATATAATCAACGAATCTTTCTTTGTAGTGCATAGCCGTTTGTCGTTGTTTCTCGATCATAAAATCTACTTCTTCTTTACTTACCGTTTCGCTATTTTCTGCGCCTTTCTTATATACTCCTTGATTGGCTATTGTATAAGCCGAATATGGAAGAAACTCAACAAGGGCAAAATGGATTAAAGCGGGTTTTATATAAGTCGTTAGAAGCGATAAATACGGATTCGCTAAACTACCAGCTATAATGTCTGCTTGTATCTTTTCAAGTAACTTTGTGCCAAGCATAGATTGTATGTGAATATCTTGTGCGATCAAAACAAACTGAATAAATTTATCTACGTCTACGTTTCCGTTTACGTTTGTGTAACGAACAATATCGTCACGAGTAATGAGTAGTGCCGTTGCCATAGTTTTTTATTTAGGGTATGCGCCTTGATTAGGCATATTAACAGGAGCAACTACGCTTTCAGCTGATCCTCTTGGATTTTTAATATATGATTTTGGTATTTCTCTTGTTCTTTTATAATCAAGTAAATTTCCACTTGGTTCAGTGTTTTTCTTTAATCTAAAAAGTACCTTTTTCCATACATGTCTACAATGAATACCGCCCTTAAATTTAAAAAGATCATAAGGTTGACCTTTATGTCCAAGTTGCATATTAACCCCGTCTCGTGAAGCCCTATCAATATCTTCAAGTCTATAAATTATACCAGATCTTGATAAATTCATCATATTTTTACAAAAAGGTCTTGATTTATTCCCCTTTTTTAAAGCTTTAGTAGATCCTACTGAATATCTATAACGAATCTTATAGTTTTTAGAATCTAAATAACTAAACGCACTACCGTTATTTTTGCTATAAATCTCATCTTTTAACTTTGTAAGCAAGCTTTTATTTTCTTTTATACATAATGCTGCCCATTCTTCGTCAGTCAAATCTGTATTATCTGCATCTAATTCGTCTACTTCTTCCCAATCTTCTGTAATTATTTCCCCTTTTAACTGATCTAAAATATGCTCTCCTGCATCATCTTTTAATAAAGGTCTATTATCTTCGCTTAATTCAAGTCCTGTTTCTTCTTCTATTTGCTCCTCATCCATCATACCACTTAGATCAGTAAATTCTAAAGGCTTTAATGTTTTAAAGTACAGGTTTAAAGATATGCCGTTGTATGCAAGTATCTCATCAAACGCATCTAATAAAAGTTCTTGCATCGGTCTAATAACCATATTTAAATAAAGGTTGAAACTGTCGATTAATTCATCGGAATTTGAACTAAAGCCGTTACTACTTGCAATTCCAAAAAGCATAGGCGATACAATCGAATGACCGACCATTATTTTTCTTAAACATTCTTCTGCAAGTGTTGAGTACAAGTCTGGTGCGTCGCCTTGCGTTCCTGTCAGTTGGTTTAGAACCTTGCTTTTTATTAGTCGTTGTTGTTCTTCGCTTGGTTGCCCGTTGTTAAAGTTAATAACGCTTCTACTGCTGAAGCCGTTGTTCACTTCGTTAATTAAGTATTCGCTTATCGATTCTTCAAGTGTGCAATAAGGCAAACAACCAATATAATCGGGTAGTGCATAATATTTTAAACCTACACTATACGGCTTTACAAAATAAATTTCAATTGCTTCTTTAGAACAACCAAAAGCTGGTATTCTTTGTGGCTTATAGTTTTTAGTGTCTTGCCAATCGTCTGAATAATAGTAAGCTTCTACTTTGCCTTCTTCGTTGCACTTTTCGGCTCTTAATAGTTGTACAGGTATGTGTTCAACTTGTGCTATTTTCTTTCGGTCTTTCGTGTATATGACTTGCATAGCACATTGTCCTAATAGCTTTAAGTCGCTAACAAGATGCCTTGTACATTTCTTGCTAAACAAAGCCATCATAGCAGCGTACTCGTTTGGCTTTCTCGAAGCGTCTGACGCACTTAAACCTTTTCCGTATACTAATCGGTTAGTGTTGTTTATAATAGCGTTCTGTGTCGTGCTATTTGTGTAGCAGTCAATCAAGAATTGGTAATAGTTATTATCATCGCCAAACTCTACCCAGTCTTCACGTTTAGATTCCGTTATAGTTGGTTGCTCGTAAGCAGCTAATTCTAATATGTGTATGTCCTTACTCATAAATTATAAATTCGTTATTCGATGCTT